ACCCTACCCCCACCCCGCGCTTCACTGTTAGGGACTCCTGTACTTCCTATGTAATACTAATCCAGAAGAATAAATCGCATCCTAAACCGTCAGGCACAGTAAACTACTAATAAAAACAAAGACTTGGCCTTTTTCTACCCCGCCACTTCCGGCGGCGCTCACAGGAAGACCCCCCGGTGCAAAAAATAAGTCCCCCACGCAAAAAATTTCGGTGCGCTACGGAGTCTTGCGAAATCACACCAGAAGAACTACACTCCTGTTATCGGCCAACAGCCTGCGATAAGAGATGACATTATATATAACGCCTGAAACAGGGGTACCGTTGAGTAAACGGGCACCAAAACTTGACTTGAAGGACCGCGCCGCTGCGTGCGCGAAGACTGTTGCGTTGTTATCTGACCATGGCCTCGACGTAGAAATGACTGGCGAAGATAAAGAAGTGGCTGCAGCCCTCGCCGTGTCATACGCCGCCAATCCTGATAAGACATCAAACACCGTAACAACTAAACGCGCTGCGCAGTTAACCCCTGCAGTATTACGGGAGACGGACCACATCCTCAGCGAGTGGGGGCGTAGCGTCGTGGACTCCGCAGTGACAGTCCGGCACTTGGTTACCAATAAACTTGTCACAGAGACAGAGAACCCGGACCCCCGGGTGCGTCTGAAGGCGCTGGAGCTGCTCGGGAAGATTAGCGATGTGGGGCTGTTTGTTGAGAAGTCTGAGGTGACGATNACTCACCAGACGACCGACGACTTGAAAGAGAAGCTGCGCAGCAAACTTCAAAAACTAACCCGCACTCACAGCCAAGACCCTGTAGAAGATGCAGTTCTGATAGAAGGCGAGACAGTCGACGTAGACAAAGAGCTTGGCTTCGACGATGAATAAGATGGTCGACATAGACGACGCAGAGATCGAAGCGCTGCTTAATAATTTGGACGATCTGTCCCCAGAAGAGCTAGCCGAGATTGACCAGATGGTAGACGAGCTGGCGAGCCGGAAGGCCAATCAGACCGCGTACGACGACTTGCTTGGGTTCTGTAAGAAGATGGACCCTAACTATATTGTGGGGCGCCATCACCGCATCCTTTCTAATATGCTCATGGCTATCGAGCGTGGGGACAAAGACCGTATCTGTGTTAACATGCCACCACGTCATGGTAAGTCGCAGCTTGTGTCTATCTTTTACCCTGCGTGGTTCTTGGGGCGTAACCCGGACAAGAAGGTCATGATGGTGTCCCACACCACTGATCTGGCGGTAGACTTCGGTCGGAAGGTGCGGAACCTGATCTCTACCGACGCGTATAAAGCGGTGTTTCCTACGGTGGCACTGGCTATCGACAGTAAGTCGGCGGGGCGTTGGAACACTAACCACAAGGGCGAGTACTTCGCCTGTGGTATCGGGTCGTCAATCGCGGGCCGTGGTGCTGACTTGTTGCTGGTAGATGACCCGCACTCGGAACAAGACGTGCTGAGTGGCAACTTCGAGGTGTTTGAGCGGGCGTACGAGTGGTTCACATTCGGTGCGCGTACGCGTCTGATGCCCGGGGGCCGGGTAGCTATCGTGCAGACCAGATGGCACCTAGATGACCTGACAGGCCGTGTAACACGTGACATGGCGAAGAACGACAAGTCGGACCAGTACGAGGTCGTTGAGTTTCCAGCAATCTTGGAAGTTACGAACAAGAAGACCAAGAAGGTAGAGCAGAAGCCGCTCTGGCCTGAGTTCTTTGATATGGCAGCGTTGGAGCGTACTAAGGCGTCAATGCCGGTGTTTCAGTGGAACGCACAGTTTCAACAACAGCCCACAGCTGAGGAAGCCGCGCTTATCAAACGGGAGTGGTGGCAGTCATGGGAGTGGGAAGACCCGCCCCGCTGCGAGTATATTATCATGACGCTTGACGCCGCGGCAGAAACCCACAACCGTGCTGACTTTACTGCCATAACAACTTGGGGTGTGTTCCTCAACGAAGAGACAAACGCGCACAACATCATACTACTAAATAGTATTAAGGAGCGTTTGGAGTTCCCGGAGCTGAAGCGAGTGGCTATGGAGACATATCAGGAGTGGGAGCCTGATTCGTTTATCGTGGAGAAAAAGAGTGCGGGTACGGCGCTGTATCAAGAACTACGCCGCACAGGTATGCCCGTGCAGGAGTTTACTCCGCACCGTGGGTCAGGGGACAAGTTGGCCCGACTAAATTCAGTTGCAGATATCGTGGCATCAGGTATCTGTTGGGTACCACAGACTCGCTGGGCCGAAGAAGTTGTAGAGGAAATCGCTGGATTTCCGTTTATGTCGCATGATGACCTCGTTGATGCTACAGTGATGGCACTGATGCGGTTCCGTAACGGTGGGTTTATTCGACTGCCGTCTGATGAACCGGAAGAGGTTCAATATTTCAAACACCGCCGGGGCGGTTTCTACTGAGGATTAGGCTATGGCTATCGAAAAAGGAATGTATTCTGCCCCAATGGGTCTGGAAGACGAAGAAATGGAAACAGAAGGTCAAGAACTTGACCTAGAGATCGAGATTGTGAACCCAGAGTCCGTGACTCTCGAGAACGGGGACATGGAGATTACTCTAATTCCCGACGCCGAACTTAGCGACATGGCAGATTTCGACGTTAACCTCGCGGATGTCATGGAAGAAGGTGACCTGCAGGAGCTGTCTGATGACTTGGTGGGGCTTATCGAGGCCGATATGGACAGTCGGAAAGACTGGGTGGACTCGTACGTACAGGGTCTGGACGTGCTTGGCTTCAAATACGAGGAGCGTACGCAGCCTTGGGAAGGCGCGTGTGGGGTGTTCTCCACAATCCTCGCCGAAGCCGCCATACGGTTCCAAGCTGAGGCCATGTCAGAGACGTTTCCAGCCGCGGGACCTGTGAAGGTTAAGGTCCTCGGCAGCGAGAACAAAGAGAAGATTGAGGCCGCACAGCGCGTCAAGGCCGATATGAACTACGAGATCACCGAGCGGATGGTCGAGTACCGGTCTGAACACGAGCGGATGCTCTACAGCCTTGGTTTGGCTGGCTCCGCGTTCAAAAAAGTGTACTTCGACCCGAATATGGGCCGTCAAGTGTCTATCTACATTCCCGCAGAGGACGTGATTGTGCCGTATGGCGCCAGTCACCTAGAGACAGCTGAGCGTGTGACACACGTCATGCGTAAAACTAAGAACGAGCTGGCTAAATTACAGGCTGGGGGCTTCTATCGCGACGTCGATTTGGGTGATCCGGTCCCATATCACTCCGATATTGAGGAGAAGAAGGCCGAAGAAGGCGGGTTTAACCTAACTGACGACAATCGGTACGCTCTATACGAGTGTCACGTGGAGATGAACGTCCCCGGGGTCGACGATGAGGACGAATTGCCCAAACCGTACGTCGTTACCATCGAGCGTGGGTCAGGTGAGGTCCTCGCAGTGCGTCGTAACTACGACGAAGAAGACACACTACGCCTAAAAAACCAATTCTTCGTACATTATCCCTATGTTCCGGGCTTTGGCTTCTATGGTTTGGGCCTGATTCACATCATCGGGGGTTATTCTCGCGCAGGGACAGCACTTATCCGCCAGTTGGTGGACGCAGGGACACTGTCGAACCTGCCGGGGGGCTTGAAAACACGTGGTTTGCGCATCAAAGGCGACGATTCGCCTATCGAGCCGGGTGAATTTAAGGATGTAGACGTGCCGTCGGGGTCAATCCGCGACAACATCATGCCTCTGCCTTATAAAGAGCCGTCCCAAACACTCCTTACGTTGTTAGACCGTATTACACAGGAAGGACGCCGCCTCGGGGCTATCTCTGACCTGAATATATCGGATATGTCGGCAAATGCGCCTGTGGGCACCACACTCGCCCTGCTTGAGCGCACTCTGAAGCCTATGGCAGCGGTCCAAGCACGCGTCCACTACGCGATGAAGCAGGAGTTTAAGCTCCTCAAGGCTATTATTGCCGAGCACGCCCCCACAGAGTACGCTTACGTGCCTGAGAGAGGCGAGGTGAGCGCGCGTCAGATGGACTATATGATGGTGGATGTGATCCCTGTCAGCGACCCTAACAGCTCTACAATGGCTCAGCGGGTGGTCCAGTACCAAGCGGTGCTCCAGATGGCTCAGCAGGCGCCTCAGATTTATGATCTGCCTATGCTGCACCGTGAGATGATGGAGGTGTTGGGTATCAAGAACGCAGACAAGATCGTTCCGACACGCGAAGATGCGAAGCCTACAGACCCAATCAGCGAGAACATGGACGCGCTAATCGGCAAGCCGATGAAAGCGTTTATCTATCAGGACCACGAAGCGCACATTGCTACGCATACAGCGTTCCTGCAGGACCCCATGATCGCCCAGATGATCGGGCAAAACCCGCAGGCGAAGCAGATTCTTGCTTCCTTGCAGGCGCACATCGCCGAGCACCTTGGCTTCCAGTACCGTCAGCAGATCGAAGAACGTCTTGGCGCGCCGCTACCCGCACCAAACGAAGAGATGCCCGAGGAAGTCGAAGTACAACTGTCTCGTCTGGTTGCGGACGCTGGTAAACAGCTTACGCAGGCCCATCAGCAGCAAGCTGCGCAGAAAAAGGCGCAAGAGCAGGCCAAAGACCCACTCATCCAGATGCAGCAGGCTGAGCTCCAGATCAAAGCGCAGGAAGTACAGCGTAAGTCTCAGAAAGACCAAACAGACGCTGCGCTACGTAATGAACAGCTCAAACTGCAGAAAGCTAAGGCAGCTGCAGATTCTATGATGAAGGCTGAAGAAATCAACATTGATAAAACCGAACTCGCTATCAACGCCGAAGTAAAAGGTGTGGAGATGGACCGAGCGCGCCGTGAGGCGCAAGTCAAGACCGCCGTGGAAATGGCGAGGTTGACACAGAAAAAACCTAGAGGAGAAGGTGAATAACATATGGCAAAAACCGTCTTTGACGTGCTTACAAATAACATCGACGAGCAAATCTCGTCCGCACAAGTATACCTGACCGGGGGTGCTCCAAAGGACTACGCCTCGTACAGGGAAATTGTTGGCTTAATTCGGGGTCTCGAAGCCAGCAAGTCTTACATCGAAGACCTCTCGCGCAACTATATGGATGACAACGATGACTAAAGCAGCAGTTAAAATCAGCGAAGAACAAGAGTTTGAACAACAACTCCCTAAACCAGTAGGCTACCGCCTGCTCATCGCTTTGCCGCAGGTCGCGGACACTTATGAGGGAACAAGTATCCTTAAAACCGACTCTGAACGTGGCAGAGATCACATCATGTCTATTATCGGGTTGGTCGTGGATATGGGCAATGATGCTTATGGAGATGAAGCACGGTTTCCTGATGGCCCTTGGTGTAAGACCGGAGACTATGTGATGTTCCGCATGAACTCTGGCACACGGTTTACCATCGGGGGTACTGAGTACCGTTTGATGAATGACGATTCGATTGAGGCAGTCGTGGCTGATCCTCGGGGTATCACACGCGCATAGGGAGATGCACAATGCCGTTTCAAAAGGTAGAATACGAGTTTCCTGATAATCAGGAAGAGACAGTAGACATCGAGATTGAACCCTCGTCCGCGGAGCCAATGAATCGTTCTGGTAAAGCTAAAAAGGGCGAAGTCGAAGTAGATGTGGAAGAAACACCTAAGCAGAAGGCTAAGAAGCCCGCTGATGACGATGATGACTTTGACGTAGACGTTGTTGACGATACGCCGAAAGCAGATCGTAACCGCAAGCCATCCGATCCACCTGAAGAAGTTACTGATGAAGAACTGGAAGATTATTCCGATAAGGTTCGTAAACGCATCAAGCACTTTAGTAAGGGGTATCATGACGAACGGCGGGCGAAAGAAGAGGCATTACGCGCTAGAGAAGAATTGGAGCGCGTCACTCAGCAGCTACTGGAAGAGAATAAAAAACTCAAAACAAGTAGCACAAAGAGTCAAACGGCTCTTATCGCACAGGCAAAGAAGAATGCAGAGACGCAGCTAACTTCTGCTAAAACTGCATACAAAACCGCCTATGACTCTGGGGA